CCTGTATGGCGTGGCGCATGGCCTTGCAGTGCATGTTCTGATGTACCGCAAAGGCGGCGTACCCGATGAGGACGCCATCCTCCCTTGCTGTGAATACGAATAGCTGATCGAGCCCTTCGAGGAACCGGTACGACGCCCAGTCAGCCTCGTACTCATACCCCTCGTAGAGCGCCATCGAGCTGAAATGTTCGCGCAGCAGCGGCTCCACCTCGGCGATGAAAGCGTCAGTCAGTGTCTCGCGCTGATAGGCTACCACCACGGACTCGCTGTCGTGGCTGAGGTCGTCTGCTTGCGGCGACCTGCTCGTGCGCCTTCACTGGTGCCGGCAGGCCCTGCCTCCTTGGCAGACTCTAGCTCCGCCACGCCGAACTGTTCGGTTAAATAATCTTCCATGCTCATGTTTTGGTATTTGGACCTGATTGCATCCTCTGCGGCTCTCCGCTCCGCTCGTTGTTCTTGGGTCGGCAAACCGGAGTCGTTATCGCTTTGGTCGGCAGAAGCACCCGGGCTCGTCGACAATTGCCTTATCTCTTGTTTCTGCTGGTCTGCAATCCAATCTTTCAAGATGCCCGCTGTCGCCCCGCCTTTGATACCTTTGATGGTTTTCTCGTAGTCGGATTTGGCCTTGGACAGGTTGGCAGCCCACTGAGTCGACCCCGCCTTCACCCCGCCCGCCGCCATGCGCGATTTGATGCTGGACTCCGTTTTTGCGAAAGACGACTGGGCGTCAGCACCCCATTGCTGGTACTGTTTCCAGTGTCCTTCCATCATATTACGGGTCTCTGCTGCGCTCGGGCCTCTAGGGCCACCTCCTCCTCCTCCCATTACAATTTCTCCTGCGCTATTTCGCCACTGACAGCCAATACTATAAGCTGTTTAGGCAGGTCTTGCGAGATGGTTATGTCGGTTTCGTTTTTCCACCCAGTCAGGTTGATGTACGACTTACCTGTGGTGTTGGGCGATGGGGTACCCATCGGGGTGGATGGTACCCTCGAAGGCGACCTCTTGCCGTTCACCAGCGGGAGGGCTGAGTCGAGCAGATGCACATGCACCTGGTTAAAGTTCTTCCAGTATGGAGCCGATGTCCCGAGTTGAGCGCCCTTCTCGAACGGCAACAGCGTGATGTGCGCGTCGATCTGCAGCCCTGCGGTAGCCCCAGCCACCTCGTAGTCCAGCGTAATGCTGCCGCCAGACACTGTTTTGTTGGGGTGTACTGCTCGCGCGTCGCCTGAGTTTCTTGAGACGAGTACCTGTACCTCTCGCCCCTCAAGGTGGTCGAGACCGGCCACTGTGTCAGTCGGAGTCCCGTTGAAGTCGAAGTCCTTCCACGCATCCATGTAAAAGTTTTTATCCGACTGTTGAGACTCCAGACACATGACGCCCGGGGCTCGCTCGACCAGCCCTACTATGATGTCGGCCCCATGCACTGATCCTGTTGCGATCGAGACAACTCTGTCGCCGTTATCGTCGACACCCCCCACGTCATGCTTCGACCAGCCGTAGATGTTGTTCGACCGGTCATACGAGAGCGCCGCAGTGGTGCCGTCTTTGAGGAGGCACCACAACACGTTGTTGGGGTTCTGCTGCCACGCTATCTCCTTTATGCCTGCAGCAGTGATGTGCTCGGAGAAATACGTCAGGTCCGTCGAGAGGTAGTTGTCCTTGGCCCACTCATACTGCATCGCCCTGAGTTTCCGCCCATCGGCAGACACATAGAACGCTTGGTCGCCGACAAGCACTGAAGCTATGTTGGCTGACCCATATGCGGATTGCTGATTAACCTCATGGTCGTCAGGAGTGAGCACTCCGCCTTCACTGGTTATAAGATGCTCACCATTCTCAGTGCCAATAAGCAGGTTTTTGAACCCTTCGATCCACTCAATACGCCCCTGCCTGTCCATCGTTATCGTGATGGATTCGTCGTCCAGCCCAGTGCCGACAGTGAAGTCGTCAGGGAGCCCTGATCTAGACCCCCACACTGTCTGCCTCTCTTCATGTGTTGACCCCACCCACAGCCGCCCCTCAAAGTGTGTACCCACAGAAGGGTAGTTGCCCGCCACCCAGGTGCTGGGAGGGTTGGTGAACACTACTGGGGCAAACGTAAAGGAGTCTGACGCTCGCGTGTATGTTAGTTTCTGGGGTGCATGGTCGGAGTGAAGGATGTAAATCTCCTCCCCGCTCGGAACACCCACGAAATAGAGATCGGCAAGCTCCCCATCAGCGTAGGGGGTGACAAAATCGGGGTGCGCTGACGGGTCGTCTGTGACCCCTATACTCCCTACCTCGACAAACATCGCCCCGTCGGTGATTGCTTCGTTGACCTCGACAGTAACAAACAGTGTTGTGCCCGGTACTGTCACCTCGAACGAACCTTCGATAGCGTCTGTGGTGGCGCTGCCGTAGGTGTCATCGTCCACCCCTGTGCCGGCTTTGATAGAGTACGTGTCGTTGCCGTGGGAGGTCACTAACACCGTGTACGTGCCCGGCGCTGGCACTGTGACCTCCTGCGAGATGCGGGCGAAGTCGTTGGTTGATGAGCCCGTTGTGAGTGTCGTCAAATGCGGGGCAAACGAAACTGACGAACCTGACCCAAACGAGTCCTCGGCCCACCCGGAGGCACCGTCGTTGAATTGGGGGTTGCTGACGTAGTTGGTCGCGGGGTTGCCGCCGAAGATACTGGCGATAGTGAGCAGCCGGTCGGTGAACAGCGCCACATAAAACAGGTTTGAATCTATAGGGACAGCCTCAATCCGCCCGTCTTGCCCTGCGAAACTCCCGATATGCCGAGCCCCTGCACGAGACATCGCGGGCCCCCGAGAGTCGGGCAGCATGTTGAAGAGGCTCGCACACCCGCTTTGATACCCCTCAGCCGACAGTCGGCCTCGCGTTAGCGGAGAGATTTCACCTGCGGCGAACGACTCCTGTATTACTGTTTGCTGCACCACTTATCAACCTCCTGGGCACCCGCCGCGCCCTGGCAAGCCGACAGTCGGCCCCGCCAAAGCAGCGCCTCCAGCGCGAGAATTTCGCAGCCAGCTGGCCGTGACTTGGCGAGACTTACCTTGCATCCCGTCGTTTGCAACAGCCGCAGCGAGTTTGTCCAGATAAATCTGGTAATGCTGCTTTTGCAGCTCCCGCGACTGAGTAATAGGTATGGCGAGGTCGGCCGCTAGCCGCGCAGCCAAGGCTTGCACGAATAGCGAGGAAAAGCGGTTTGGATCATCCACCCGCACAACTGCGCGTATGCTAACAGCCGCCTCATTGGTAACGATGTCCTGCCCCTCTACCCGCCAATCCTCGCCGCAGTTCACATCCAGAACACGCAGCACGCTCGGCGGGATTTGAAACCCGTTGGCATTGTGATAGGGTCAGCTCCCAGCCAAGAGATTGCCTGATTGCAGATAGAGACTTCGGAGGCCATCTGATTAACCCAGAGGGTCTTGTTTCACTTTCGGCTTCGAGACTCGCTTCTTTGCGGGCTGCGGAATGAACTTCATGATCTCCGTCTCGGGGTAGTCGTACTTGAACCGATCAAGAATCGCCTCGGTCGGCTCCCCGGTCTCCGCCATCGTTCTGATTTTGTATGAATCGCCTGCTCGCATGTCTTGCTCCTATACTACTGCTACGTCGGCACGCGTGTTGATCGCCTGAGGAATCAGCCGCGCCGCAGACGTGACGCCTGTGGTGGCACGCCCGAGTACCTGCGTGCCGTTGTTGCCCAGAGGAACCTGGACGTGAGATTCTTGAACACCTTGCCCTGCGTCAGTGGTGTATACGCATGTGGTCTTCGGCGGGTTCTTTACTCCGACAACGAGGCCGGTCTTTACTCCAATAATCGCCACAATAAACCTCCAAAAAGGAAAGGAGGCATCAGCCCCCTTTCCTTGCCGCTTACGCTACGGTGTCAGCCAACTTGGCGTGAACGATATGCTCGTCCTCGACTCGAACTGCAGCCATGTTCAGCCACAGATACACTTGCCATGCGAACGACATATCAGGACGCTCGGCTACCCGAGACTGAATGTCGCCGCCAACGTGCAGGCCAATAGCCTTCTTGGTGAACGCGAAGCTATCAATCTGGTTCGCACCAGGGACGTTCAGCCGGTTGGAGACAATCCAGTTGAAGCCCATGAAGTTGGGCAGATAGCCAGTGGCAAGAGCCGCCTTGTCCTGGAAGTCCTTACTGGTCACCTCGATTAGCTGCATCAGCTTGCGCTTCTGCTTCGGTCCGATAACCCAGTAGCGTTCCTCGTCAGGGTCGATGTCGTTGGTATCGAACTTCTCAGCGACATTCAACACGAAATCGAGGGTGATCTCACCAGAGTAGTCACCGACAACCTGCCCAGCAGGGAAGGCGACAGTACTGCCGGCACCATCGGCAGCTGCAGCAGTGGCCGCAGTGATGATGATGTCGTCAACTTGGCGCTGCATGTTCATCACCAGGTTCTCGGTAGACGCCGACTTGGGGTCGATGAGCATCTGGACAATATCCTCTTGCTCAATGACCTCACCAGTGTCGTAGGTCGCCAGAACGGTGTTGCGGCGAGTCCAATCAAGGCCGTCGGTAGATCCGGCAGCACCGGAGCCGTTACCGCCAGCGGGGGAAACCATACGGGCGGAGGTCTTGGCACGAGCGGTAGACGCAGCAAGGCGGTCCCAGTTGTGCTTCTCGGAGGTCTTGTTTACCTCGGATACACACATACGCAGGCGGGAATTTTTCTGTTGAGCGAGTTGGCGTACAGTAGTCTCGAAAGTCTCGACATACGCCGCAGGGATAGTGATGGCCATTGGGATTCTCCTCTAAAGCCGATTAATGAAAAATAATCTACTCGTCGAGGGAATCCAAAACCGGGCCTCTTACATTTGTTCGTTTCGCGTCAGGGCCTGTAAACAGGGAATCCGACAATTAAGCTTATGGTAGCCATCCGTGGCTGTTTGTCAACTATGTGGGGTTGAGCATCGTTGCTATTTTAAGCCGCTTATCCAGCAGCGGCTTAAATTGAGGGTCGTTGGGGTCCATGCTGAGCATACGCTTGGTGATCTCCGAAAGCTGCTCTTTCGCTTCGCTCGGGGTGAACTCGGATACTTGACCGGTCTCGGTCACCAAGGCACTCCCCTCGCCGCCGAACTTAGCGGCCACCTTGTCGAGCCACCGCAGAGTCTCAGCGCCAGCGGTGCCGTCGGCAAGCGCGGCCTGCAGCCCTTCGGGTGCTTCGAGCTGTTTGGCGACAACGGCGGCACGCCCGACCTTCTGGGCGTAGGCGTTACCCCACTCACCTTTGAGCTGGTCCATATCGCCCTGGAACTGCTGCTCCATCGCCCCGATAGTGGTGTTATCCGCCTCTGCGAGTTTGGAGGCGATAGTCTCGAATTGCTTACGGGTGACGCCTGCCTCAAGCGCGACAGAGGATAGCGTCCCGTACCGCTCATCAGTCATCCCCTCCCACTTCTCAGGACGCGAGTAGGCACTGGCCTCGTCCGGCGCACCAAGGGCCTTGTACACCGCTGCCATCCCCTCAACGTCGTCAGCGTCAGGGATGGAGACCAGCCCCAGATTCTTATCAAGCAGCGACTGACGGAATTCAGCCATCGCCTCAGCACCGGCATCAGGGCCGGGCACTCGCAGGGCCTGCCCTACCATCGCCTTTGTGTCGACAAACCGTTTAGCCAACCCGGCGATGTCCTTCACGTCGGCAAGCGAGGCGTTGTCACGCAGCTCGTCGGGCAGTGCGGCACGCCAATCGCCCGCAGCAGGCTCAGCCGCTGGTGCAGATTCGGCCTCTGGTGCAGGCTCAGCCGCTGGTGCAGATTCGGCCTCTGGTGCTGGGCCGCCCCCGCCACCAAGGTCGCCCCCGTCTGCCGCTGCGTGCATAAATCCGGTTCTATGTAGCTGTTCAAGAGTCATCTGCTTCTCCTAGTAGTATCCAGTTTCGAGCCATCACCCTCATGCCATCGTTAAACGCGGTAGCATACGGGTCGCCTGGTACGTGGCTCTGTTTGTTGGCGTAATACTCAAGGTCTTTGCGTATTACGTCGCCGTTTACGCCTGCCAAGGCGGCGCGGTACGC